ACCACCGACAAGAAGCTGCTGGTTCTGCAAAACGAGCTGTTCGTGTCGGAGGCCGGCGTTCCGACGGCGGTACCGGCTGCCCCGGCTATTGGCGATATCGTCAACGGGCAGCGGGTGATGAATGTGTCCGCCGACCCGGCTGATGCGACGTGGACGGCTCAGTTGAGGAAGTGACATGGCGAACAAATACGCGAGCATGAACGGCAGCTTTGCCGAAAACATTCGCGACTTCGCTGAGCGGGCCCAGGCTGGTATCGACGCAACCATCCGAGAGATCGTTGTCGAGATCGGCAGCAGCGTTATTCGCATGTCACCGGTGGGCAACCCGGAGATCTGGGCAGCGAACGTCGCGCACCGCCAGACGAACACCCGGGCGGCCGACGACTATGACTTCAAGGTCGCCGTGCGCAACACGCTGGTCAACCTCAACGAATCAAACTTCACTAAGGCTGGCAAGCTGCGACGCGGCGTGAAATATGCCAAACCCCTAACAAAGACTGAGCGCGACCAGAACTTCAACGTGAACGGCCTGGTGGCCGGCACGGATTACGTGGGCGGGCGGTTTCGGGGGAACTGGCAGTTTTCCATCGGCACGCCGGTGGAGGGCACGCTTGATCAGGTCGACCCGGTTGGTGGTGTGACGCTGGCCAAGCTGCGACTACAGGTCCAGGCACTTACGGCTGGCGAGACAGCCTACATCGTGAACAATCTTCCGTACGGCATCCCGCTGGAGTACGGGCATTCGACCCAGGCACCCGGCGGCATGGTCCGGATCACTCTGGCCCGCTTCCAGCAGATCGTCGACGAAGCCACAAGGAACAACCTGGTATGAGCCACGCCATCATTGCGTCCATTTACGAGGCCAAGCTGATTGCCTGGAGCAAGACCCGGGTGGAGCCGATCAAAGTTGTGTTCGAAAACGTCCAATACGACCCGGCCGACGGAGAGACCTATCTGCGGGCGTTCTTGCTCCCGGGCGATACTGCGAGCAGCACGCTCGCCGGCGATCACCGCGCATTCATCGGCGTATATCAGGTCAGCATTGTGGCTCCTGCCGATACCGGCAAAGCCAAGACGAACCCACTTGTGGCTGAGTTGACCACGCTTTTCCCGCTTTATGCGCGAGACACAAAGGCAGGTCTCACCGTCGTTACGATGTCGCCAGTGGATCCTGGCCCGGGCATTCCTGATCCACCCACATATACCGTGCCGGTATCGTTCGAATACAGGGCCGACATGGTTTAGCCAGGATCAAGCGGGTGAGTAGGCGTTCCTTGATGGAAGAGCATTTGCCAATTGCCAGCCTCAAGCTTCCAGATCGAAGATCTCCGCGCGTATTGCCTTGGCGCTCCGTCGCGGTTGGATTGGGAGGCTTCGTATACCAACAGGCAAGCATCCTTGGAGATCACGGTCAGTTTGAAATTTCGCGCTAGGATCTCAACGCGAGACCTCAGATTCGGCAGACTTTCAACGGTATCAGCTTTCGAATAGAAGGCCCCTGAGCGACCAATTTCATGAAAGTCTTTGTGCAATAGACGATCGAGTTGTTCACGGTCATTCCGAACACTCGTCTGATGCAGACTGATCTCCATGTCTTGAAGCAGGTTGAGTAGCGCGACCTCTGTCACCTTGGTTTTCCCCTTTGCTCCATCCCAGAGTTACCTGATTAGCACTTCCACCGCCCATAGGGCAAACCCAATAACCCGCCACTGTGCGGGTTTTGTCATTTCTGAAAAGAGGAAATACCCATGGCTGGCATCCAAATGCCCAACGGCGCCACCTTTGAGATTGCAGCCACTTACGGCCCCGCGATCCCATTCACTGCCTTGACGAACGCCAATCCAGCTGTCGCTACCGCGGCAGCCCATGGCCTGGCCGAAGGCGACGTCATTGCAGTCAACTCTGGATGGACCCGCCTTGAAGGGCGAGGCATTCGTGTCGGCGAGATCGCCAGCGGCACTTTCGCGCTGGAAAACGTGAATACCGTCAACGTCCAGCAGTATCCGGCCGGCTCGGGTATTGGTTCGGTGCGGGAGGTTACGGGTTTCACTGAGATCTCGCAGATCACCGAGCTGAACTCCAGCGGAGGCGATCAGCAGTTTTTGACCTTTGGTTTCTTGGCCGACGACGATGATCGTCAGATGCCAACGACCAAGAATCCGATCACGCTGACCATCACAGTGGCCGATGATCCTTCCAAGCCCTATGTGGAGGTCTGCGAGGCCGCCGACGACGACAAGCAAGCGCGCCTGCTCCGACTCAACCTTCCTGGCGGAAGCAGCATCATCTACAACGGCTACGTGTCGATCACCTCGACGCCGACCATGTCGCGCAACAACTTGATGACTCGTGTCATCAGCATCGCCCTGACCGGTCGTCCAACCCGCTACGCGGGCACGGTGTAATACATGGCCAAGTTCAAATTGATCCAGAAGCCGACCTTCAAAGCGCCGGTGATGATCCAGCGGGCCGGATACAACGCCGAAAAGGTGGAGTTCGAGTTCAAGTACTTGGACCGTACTGCGCTCGCCGAGCTGTACACCGGCTGGAACGAACGGCACGACGAATTGAGCAAGCAGATCGGCGACATGGACCTCAAAGTTTTCACCGCCGCCCAGATCGCCCTGCAAGCAGACCAGTTGCTGGATGTTGTGGTGGGCTGGGATATCGAAGAGGAATTCACTCCTGAAAACGTGCGCATCCTCGTCAATTCGATCAACTCGGCCCCGAAGGCAGTGCTCAACGCTTACGCCGAAGCCTTCAGCGAAGCCCGCCTGGGAAACTCCTAAGCGCCTCTCGCGCACTGTATGAGCCCGGGCCGTCAGATGCAGATCTGATGGCCTTCGGCTTATCGCGCCAGGACATTCCCGACAAGGAAGTCGGCATTTGGCCCGACAACTGGGACGCTTTCAAAGTCTTCGAGGCCATGAGCACCCAGTGGCGCACAGGCGCGTGCGGCGCAACAGGCATGGATTACAGCGTTCTCTCCGGGGTTATTCGGATGTGTGGCGTACCGATCAGCCAGCGACAAACCATCTTCAGCGACTTCCGCCGCATGGAGGTTGAAGCCCTGCAGGTGATGGCGGAACAGAGAGAAAACAAATGAGCACCAATTTCGCTTCCCTGGGTATTGCGGTCGAGTCGTCGCAGGCCGCAAAGGCTGCTGATGACCTGGATAAGCTGGTCGATTCGGCTGAAGGCGCCCAGAAGGCCATTGATGACCTAGGCAAAACAGGCGAAGGCCTGGCCAACACCGGAAAAAAGGTTTCCCAGGCAGAAGCGGACGTTGCGCAAAGTATCGATAAATCGACGGCGGCCAGGGACCGTCAAGCCGGGGCAAGTCGCAAAGCAACTGACAGCGCAGTAGCGGAAATCTCCGTCATCAGTCAACTCGACAAGGCGATGACGGGCAATATCTCGAGCATGGAGTCGCTGGTTCAGGCTGAGGGTTTGCTGGAGCGTGCCCGCAAGGGCGGCTTGGTCACTATCGAGGAGCAGGCGAAGTACCAGGATCAACTGGGAAAGGCATACGACAAGATTGAAAAGGCGGAAGCCAAAGAGCTGGTCCAGAAGCAAAAGCTGATCGAGGCAGAGAATCGCCAGATTGAGGCACTGAAGCGCACCGTCAACGGTATTGATCCAGTGACCGCCAAGCTGGCGAAGCTGGAAGCTCAGGAGAAAGCGCTCAACGACCTACACAAAACGGGTCAGATCGACGCCGATCGTTACAACGAAGCCTTGGCCAAGATCGGCAAGGACCGCGCAGGTCTGACTGAAGCCGCGGGTGCATTCGACAAGCTGAAGCTCGGCACCCGCCAGGCTCAGGAAAACGTAATGCAGCTCGCCAACGCCATCCAGGCGGGTGATCTGGCAAGCGGGGCGCGTGCTATCGCTCAGCTGGGTGCTGGCGCCGGTGAGTCGGCGAAAAGCCTAGCAGATATGCTGATCCCAGCCGGCCTGCTGGTCGCCGTAATCGGTTCGCTGGGCTACGCATACTTCGATGCAATGAAGCAGGCGCGAGAGTTCAATGCCGCGATCAATGGCGGTACGAATGGTGCCGGGCAGACCATCGACAGCCTGAAGGACGTGGCCGACGGCGCTGGACGCGTCACCGGCAACCTGTCCGGCGCGCGCGAGGCAGTTGTTTCGCTTGCATCCGGAGCAGCTACCAGCGGCACGCAGATGCGCAATCTGGCCGAAGCTGCAGCTGCCGTGAGTGAAGTAACCGGGCAGGGCGCCGGCGAACTTGCCAAGTCCTTTGCCACTGCCGGCGAAACGGCCACCGAAGCGGCAGGCAAGATCAGCAGCCAGTACGGGCTGCTGACCCTTGAGCAGTACCAGGTGATAAAAGGGCTGGACGACCAAGGCGACAGTCAGCGCGCCCTGGATGTGCTCAGCGAAGACCTGAATCGGGCAGCACTTACGCGGCTGAAGACCTACCGCGAGTCGCTATCCGACGTAGAGCGCGACTGGGACAACATCAAGACCGCTATCAAAGGCGCGTACGCCGAAGTCCGGTCGGAAATTTTCCCCGACTTGGCTAAGCAGATCGAGATCACGCAGCGGGTGCTGGATACGCGCAAAGGAGGAGGGGTGGCTGGTGCCATTTCCAATGGACTCAGCTCACTCAACACCGCACTAGGCCTGGGCACCGGGGAGCATGACGACTCGACCGAAGCTCTGGAAAAGAAACTTGCAGGCCTGAAAGCCAGGCAGGCGGCCAGCTCCAATCTGGCAATCGCCACCGGTGAAAACACTGACGCGAACCAGAAGGCTATTGAGGCTCAGCGGGCGCTGGATGCGCAGCTCGATAACGTGAACCCTTTGGCCAAACGCCAGGCTGGGTTGAAAAAGCTCAATGACCAGTTCAGTGCGCTATACGAAAACGCTGAGAAGACTGGTCAGAAGTCGCCGCTACTAGATGGTGTCAGCTTCGATGGTAACAAGTTCTCAGGCGGTGCCTATGACACGCTGCTGAAGGGACTTCAGGACAAGAATAAGGACCCGAAGGCAGCTGGCACCCAGGTCGATCTCTCCAGCTTCAACAACGCCAAGAACGACCTAGCGGCGATCACCGACACGTACAAAAACTACCAGAAGGAACTGGAAGCGGCGCAGAAGGCAGGCTTGCTATCCGAGGCTGACTACCTGCTACGGCGCCAGGCGCTGATCGGGAATCAGCTCGACCAGACCACGGCAGCCTACGAGGCCGAGATTGCCGCGTTGGAAGCCTCCAAGGGCAAGAAGACAACCTCAGCCGCGCAAAGCATCCAGCTGGACCAGAAAATCGCTGACGCACGCGCAGGGATGGTCAAGGCGCAGAAAGACGCGGACAGCCAGCTTGAAGTATTGGCGACCAACGAAGCCGGGCGACTCGCCAAGCAGGAACGGGCGATCAGTTCGTACGTTCAGGCGCTGGGGCAGCAACAGCGGGCCTTGGAACTGGCAGGCCAGCGCGCTGTGCTGGGTGTTGGCCAGGGAGACCGCCAGAACGCACTCAGCGGGGAGCTGAATAGCCAGCAGGATCGATTCGCTCAGCAGGCGCTGGAGTTGGAAAATCAGCGTTCCGACCCTTCGCGCAACATGTCGGACGAAGAGTTCACGCGCAAATCGCAGGCACTCGCCGATGCGAACAAAAAGGCGACCGACCAGATCCGGCAAAACTACGCGGATGTGGAGGCCGCCCAGGGCGATTGGACGAAAGGCGTGACGGCAGCCTGGGAAAACTACCTGGACTCCGCACAGAACATTGCGGGACAGACCAAGAGCCTGTTCGGTAATGCCTTCAGCTCCATGGAGGACTCGCTGGTCAACTTCGCCATTACGGGCAAGGCATCGTTTGCTGACTTCACCAAGTCCATCCTTGCGGACATGGCGCGCATTGCCACACGCCAGGCCAGTTCGGCGCTGCTGGGTAGTTTGGTGGGGGCGGCAGCAAGCTACTTCGGTGGCAGTGCGGCCGGCGGAGGTAATGGTCTCGCTGCAGGTTCCGCTGGCGCAGCGTCGTCGAATCTCGGCGCCTCGGCGGCTGGTTACTCCAATACCTACTTCCCACAAGCCAACGGCGGCGCATGGTCGGGTGGCGTGCAGCTGTTCGCCGATGGCGGCGCCTTCACGAACTCCATCGTCAGCAAGCCCACAGCGTTCGGCATGGCCAATGGCAAGACCGGCGTCATGGGCGAGGCTGGGGAGGAGGCAATTATGCCCCTGACCCGGACGTCGAGCGGCAAGCTCGGGGTAATGGCCATGGGCGGCGGTGGGGCTGGCGGAACGCAGATCAATGTCGAGGTGCATATCGATGGCGAGGGAAACGCATCGTCAACGGCTGATGCGCCTGGCTATGACCTCTTCGGCAAGGAACTGGCGACGTTCGTGGAGCAGAAGTATCAGGAGCTGCGGAGCAGGGACATGCGCCAGGGCGGCGTCATCAACAATGCAATCAAGGGGCGATGATGGCTATCGAACGATTCACCTGGGCGACAGAGAAGGGCGCAGAAGGTGATATCACCCAGCGCGTTCGCTCCAAGCAGTTCGGCGATGGATACGAACAGTCGGTAGAGGACGGCCCCAACAACCGGTCGCAATCCTGGCCGGTTACCTTCACGGGATTGAAGGGGCGTATCAAGGACATCATGGACTTCCTCGACCGACACAAGGGCGCGAAGGGTTTCCTCTGGGAGCCGCCCCTGGGTGAGCTTGGCCTCTACAAGTGCAACGGCTACAAGCCTGTGCACCGTGGCGGCCAGGTATACGCCATCACCGCGACTTTCCAGCAAACCTTTCATCCCTGAGATAACCGCCCATGGCACTGATCACGGACATCCAGAAACTGGAGCCCGGCGGCGAGATTCGCCTGTTCGAAATTGACGGGACCGAATACGGCGCCGATTACCTGCGCTTCCATGGTCATGCCATCCCGCACACACCAGAGGAATTGCTGGCCTATGAGGGCTCGGAAGAGGATCTGCCCGCCAAGTCGATTATCTGGCAGGGCCAGGAGTACGCGGCCTGGCCGGTGCAGATTGAGGGTATTTCCTCAAGTAGCGACGGCACCGCGTCTCGACCGACATTCGCCGCTGGCAACGTCAACGGGCGTGTCACAGCGCTGTGTCTGGCGTTCGAGGACATGCTCAAGTTCAAGCTGACGGTTCGCGAGACGCTGGCCCAGTACTTGGATGCAGCGAACTTCCCTGAGGGCAACCCGACTGCCGACCCAACCCAGGAAGCGCTGGAGATCTGGTACATCGACCAGAAAACCAGCGAGGACGGCGAGGCAGTGGTCTGGGAGCTTTCTTCGCCAGGTGAAATCGATAACCACGGGCTACCTGGCCGTCAGATGACGACGTTCTGCCACTGGGCTATGACCAATGGCTACCGAGGGCCGGACTGCGGCTACACAGGCGCTGCCATGTTCGATGACGAGGACAACCCAACGGACGATCCGGCCCTGGATCAGTGCAAGGGTTGCCTGTCGTCCTGCAAATTACGCTTCGGCGAGAACAACGAACTGTCCTTCGGTGGATTCCCCGCCGTTTCCCTGATTGCCCGGAGCTGACCATGCGCAAGCACATCATCGCGGCGATCCAGGCGCACGCGGCGGCGGAATACCCACGTGAGTGCTGCGGCCTGCTGCTGGCCGTTGGCCGGGCGCAGAAGTACTTCCCGTGCCGGAATATCGCCACGGAGCCGAATGAAGAGTTTCGGCTGGATCCAGAGGACTACGCTGCGGCGGAAGACGCAGGCGAAGTGATCGGCATCGTTCACTCGCACCCGGACGCCACCAGCAGGCCGTCACCGCACGACCTGGCCATGTGCGAGGCCACGGCCTTGCCCTGGCACATTTTGTCCTGGCCCGAGGGCGACATGCGCACGATCACGCCAACAGGCAGCACACCGCTGCTCAGGCGCCCATTCGTGCACGGCGCCTGGGATTGCTGGCAGGTCTGCGCTGACTGGTACGCACGCGAATGGAGTTTGGAGTTCGAAGCCTTTCAGCGCACCGACGGCTGGTGGGAGAGTGCGGACAACGCCAGCTTGTACGAGGCGAACTACAAGGCTGCGGGCTTCGTGCGTGTCGACCGGCCGCAGCGCGGCGACATGATCGTCATGCACGTCGGGCGGACAGCTCACCCAAACCACGCTGGCATCTACCTGGGCACAGATCCGTCGCTTCCAGATGAAGATTCAGGCGCCTTTGGCCCCGGCCCATTCCTGCTGCACCACCTCTATGGCAGGCCGTCCGAGATCATCGTTTACGGTGGCCCCTGGCACGACCGAACGCGCCTGATCCTCAGGCACAAAGACTCAATGCAACCAACATGACGCGGCATGGCCGCAAGGGTGAAATATGCTAGGCAGCCAAAGCTATACGCTGACAATTCGAGATCTGTTTACTGTTTCCAGCGAGGGGGTTAGCGGCGCCGAGGCCGTGGTTTCCATTTTGGATGGCTCTCTCGAAATCGATCAGATCAGACTTTCTGGTAAAGTGGGCCCTGGCGAAAGCGTTTATAGCCGGGAGTACAAAGGAAAGCCAGGGTTGAAGGCTGAGCTTCTGACAGGGACCGGTCAGATCACCTTTACGGCGATCTGACCTAGAAACATCAGCTGCGCGGCTCTTCCTCTATGATGAATTCATCAGTGCCGGGTAAGTGAAAAATGTAGCTAGCCTTGTAACCCTCTCCCATGGTCCGCGCTCTGGCTTCTGCAGCGGCTTTAGTTGGGAACGCCCCCACCATGATGATTGGTTCGTCGCGCACTACACCCCATGTATAGATCCAGTCCTTTTTGCTTTTCGCATAGTCGTCGTGGCTCACATTGACCTCCAGGTCATAAACGCGCCGATATTGGCGCAACCCCAGTCCTTGGGCTTGAAGGCGTAGGACTGGGGAATCCTTTATGCTTGATAACTAACGAGTTATAGCGCCGTCATACAGCAACCACCAGAAATCATGGACATCTGAAAGATTGGAAAATTTAGAATTAAAGATCTCGTGCTCCATGACCCCGAGCATTCTCTTTCGCTCTTGTGCCGTCTCTCGACGTACTTGATTGTAAAGCTTTGAACCGGCCATTTTGGTTCCGGCTAAAGCCAGTACGAGCGCCCCCCAAACCAATGGTAGCCTTTTCCAATCTGTCATCGTTTGCCGGCTCGCAAAATTTACCAGCTTTGCTCTGCGTTTATTTATCTGCAAATGCCGACCATCCCTTCGAAAAAATCCATTAGAGGCACAACGCTACTACGCCAAGCGTCAACCCAGCTACTGGCATTCCATCCACGCTGGATGCCCGGACAGGGGCGGGCATTAAAAAGCCCGGCTGGCCGGGCTTGCTGCTTCAGTCGAGCACTGGGCGCATGAAGCTTCTCTCGTAGCTGACAATGAATCTCTTCTCTGTCGCCAGCGCGAAAGTACTCACGCATTCGGGGTCAGTTTTGGACTCTTCGCGATAACGCTCGTACTCCGCAAGGCTCGGAAAGCTGAAAAGGCAATAGGCGACGTTGCTGGCGCCCTCGGCAGGAAGGAAGTAACCGTGGTGGGTTCCTCCCATGCGGTTGACTATGCCAATCCACAGTTTCGAATAGTGCTCAAAGGCTTCGATTTGATAAGGGTCAATCTGATACTTCAGGTGGCAGGTGATCACGCGAGTCGTCCTTGTCCAGTTTGAATGAGCAGCTTACTGGACATCCATGTGATTGGTAAAATTCGACAAGGTGCTGGGCTTTTTGCATCTGCCCCCCAGTGCTACAGTCCCGCCAAACCAAAGAGGGAACGACATGCGGATTTTGATAGCGGCGGTAGCGGTTGGGATGCTGGCGGGGTGCATGGCGCCGACGATGAATGAGGCGCGCCAGGCGGGACCGTACAAGGTACTGACCTCAAAGAAGACCGACGCCGCATTGGCAAAGTGCGTTCAGTACGAATGGCAGAATCAGCCGATCTTCGGTGGCACGCCCGGTGCGACGCTTCAGCCGGGGCGAGATACCGGATACACCGTGTTCACTGAGGGATCGCAATACTTCGTTGACATCCAGCCGAAAGGGGCAGGAGCCGAAGCGAAGTATTACGTGGTGGTCGGCAACTGGATTGCGAATAAGCGATTGGCCGCGCTGCAAGGCTGCTTATAGGCCCAACTACTTCATCAAAAGCTCGCTTTGACGGGCTTTTTTATTGTCCGGAGAAAACTCAATGGCAGCACTCGCCATCAATTATCAGCCCATGACCACGATCCTGCTTTACGGTCAGCTTCGACAGTTTGGCCGGTCCTTCCGCATGGCTGTGAAGTCACCTGCAGAGGCTATCAAGGCGCTGTGTGTGCAGATCCCTGGATTCGAACGTTTCCTGTCGAACGCCAAATCAAGGGGGATTGAGTTCGCCGTATTCCGAGGGAAGACGAACCTGGCAGAGAAGGAGCTAGGGTTTTCTGGCGGGGGAGATATTCGCATTGCACCGGTCATCACCGGGAGTAAGCGCGGCGGAGCTCTGCAAACCATCATCGGCGCCGTACTGATCGTTGTAGGCCTTGTTATCACCGGCGGTACGTTTGGCGCTGGCGCGCCGTTCGGTTCGGCCCTGGTAATGATGGGTGGTTCAATGGTGCTGGGCGGTGTAATCCAGATGCTCAGCCCGCAGGCCGGCGGCCTGAAGACCAACGCCGCGCCCGAGAACACCCCCGGCTACGCCTTCGGCAGCGCCAAGAACACAACGGCGTCTGGCAATCCGGTTCCGCTTTGTTACGGCAAACGCCGGGTAGGCGGAGCGATCATCAGCGCCGCTATCTATGCAGAAGATCAGATGTAGCGAAACCCGCACCACCACAGCCGGCCATGAGCCGGTTTTTTATTGCCTGGAGAAAAGCATGGGCGCAGCACAGAAGCTCGACATCTACGGTGCCAAGGGCGGCTCCGAGAAGCCAAAAAACCCAACCGAGGCGCCGGACAGCCTGCGCTCTGTCGCTATCGCCAAGATGCTGATCGCTGTAGGGGAAGGTGAGTTCGAAGGAACGCCTACCGCGAAGGACATCTACCTCGACAACACCCCACTGCAAGACCCCCAGGGCAACATGAATTTCCCGAACGTGAAGTGGGAGTGGCGCACCGGGGCCGTGGACCAGAGCTATATCCAGGGCATCCCATCGATCGAGAACGAGACCACGATCAGTACCGAACTGCGCAGCGGGACGCCGTGGGTGCGGGCTATCAGCAATACCCAGCTTTCCGCTGTGCGCGTCCGTTTTGCGTGGCCGGCGCTTCAGTCCGTGGACTCTGGCGGCAACGTCAATGGCTACCGGATCGAATACAAGGTTGAGCTCGCCACCGACGGCGGCGCTTATCAGCAGGTGCTGAGCGAGGCTGTCGACGGCAAGACCACCAGCCTGTACGAGCGCACGCGCCGTATTGATTTGCCCACGGCGACCACCGGCTGGCTGATGCGTATCACGCGCATCACCATCAACCAGAACAACAACAAAATCTCCGACACCATGCAGATCGCCGGTTTCACGGAGGTCATCGACGCGAAGATCCGCTACCCGAATACCGCGCTGCTCTACATCGAGTTTTCAGCCGAACAGTTCCGCAGCATCCCAGCGGTGACCGTCGAGACCAAACTGAAGAAGATGCAAGTGCCGAGCAACTATGACCCTGTGTCACGCACCTACTCTGGCGTTTGGGACGGTACATTCAAGCAGGCCTGGACCGATAACGCGGTTTGGATGACCTACGACATCACTACTGCTGACCGCTTCGGCCTCGGCCGTCGCATCAAGCCGTGGATGGTGGACAAGTGGGAGCTTTACCGCATCTCGCAGTATTGCGACCAGTTGGTGCCGAATGGGAAGGGTGGCCAAGAGCCTCGCTTCATCTGCAACCTGAACCTGCAGAGCAAGGCTGACGCCTGGTCGCTATTGCGCGACATCTCGACCATATACCGAGGCATGACCTACTGGGCTCAGGGCCAGGTGTTCACCCTGGCGGACATGCCACGGGCAACTGACTTCGACTTTGCCTACACCCAGGCGAACGTCATTGATGGGAAGTTCACCTACTCCAGCGCATCGGAGCGCACCCGGTACACCCGGGCGCTGATCAGCTACGACAACCCGCTGAACAACTACGACACCGATGTCACGGCTGTCACCGATGCAAAGCTCCAGCGGCGCTATGGCGACAATCCACTGGAGATTAGCGCCATCGGCTGCACCCGCGAATCCGAGGCCCAGCGCGGAGGCAAGTGGGCGTTGCTCACCAACTCCAAAGACCGTGCCGTCACTTTCAAGGTCGGCCTTGATGGGCGCATCCCGCTCCCGGGCTACGTGATCCCGATCGCGGACGAATTGCTTGCGGGGCGGCCGGTGGGCGGGCGTATCTCTGCGGTGAACGGCAAGGTCATCACCCTGGACCGCGACACCCAGGCCAAGCCCGGCGACCGGCTTATCCTCAACCTGCCCGACGGCAAGTGCGAGGGCCGCACCGTGCAACTGGTAAGTGGCCGACAGCTCACCGTGACTGTTGCCTACTCTGTGCCGCCAGAGCGCGAACTCGTTTGGGCGTTGGACGCTGATGACCTAGCAATCCCGCTGTACCGCGTGGTCAGCGTGGCCCGACCAGAGCCTGGCGTGTTCGAAATCTCGGCCGTTCAGTACGATCCGAGCAAGTTTGCTCACATCGATACCGGTGCGCGCCTGGAAGAAAGGCCCATCAGCGTCGTGCCGATCACCGTGGTGCCGGCACCGGGGAGGGTTACCCTGACATCTAGCTACGCCGTGAACCAGGGCATCGCGATCAGTACCATGAACATTTCGTGGCCTGCCGTCTCCGGCGCGGTTGCTTATGACGTGGAGTGGCGCAAGGACAGCGGCAACTGGATCAAGGTGCAGCGGACGGGCGCGACGAGCGTTGACGTCACCGGCATCTACTCCGGCGCCTACTTGGCGCGTGTGCGTGCGGTGAGTGCCTTCGAAATCTCGTCGATCTGGAAAAACTCCAGTCTGACCAACCTTGAAGGCAAGACCGGCCTGCCGCCGGCGGTGTCGTCTCTGACCACCACCAGCGAATTGTTCGGGATCAGCATCAAGTGGGGCTTCCCTGCTGGTGCCGAGGACACCCAGCGCACCGAGCTGTGGTATGGCCCCGCGAACGACCTGGGCGCAGCGACCAAGCTGGCCGACCTGGCGTATCCGCAGGCGGACTATCGCGTGCAGCAGCTGTTGGCTGGCGCAACCCTGTTCTTCTGGGCGCGCCTGGTGGACCGGACCGGCAACGTCGGGCCGTTCTATCCAGTTGGAAACGGTGTAGTGGGGATGGCGAGCGCAGACGCAGATCCCGTGCTGGACTTGATCGCCGGCCAGGTTGGGCGAACGGAGCTCGGCAAGGACATCCTGGACGAGATCGACAAGATCCCAGGGCTGCAAGACCAGATCGATGCCTTGGACGGGCTGAAGGGTTACGACGAGGATGAGACATACCTGAAAGGCCAGATGGTCGTCGAAGGAGGGAGGATCTATCAGGCTGACCAGGCTGTTCCCATCAACACCCCGCCGCCGAACACTACCTATTGGACCGATGTGGGACAGTCCGTTGAAACGGCCAACGGCCTGGCCCAGCAGGTATCTACCAACACCGCCGATATCACCGAGCTGGACGGCGTTGTCACGGCCCAGGCGTCAAGCCTTCAGGCGTTGCGTTCTGCATACCGGGATGACACAGGGGAGGGTGACCTGGCGGATGCACTCCAGGGTTACAACGCTTCAGCCAGTTTTGCCCAGGAGGTAAAGACCCAAGCCTCGAAGAATTCGGCAATGGTGCAGCGCACGACAGAGCTGACTGCCGAGGTGGGCAATGTCAGTGGATCTGTGACTGCGCTGGAAAGTGTTGTTGCCACCGACCGCCAGGTGACCGCGCAGGCCATCCAGCAGATCGGTGTGAAGGTCGGCGAGAACTCGGCCAACATTCAGACCGTGAGTCAGGCCCAGGCCGGGACCGACGGCAAGTTGGCGACGATGTGGTCTGTGAAGATGCAGCTCAACCAAAACGGCCAATACGTCGCAGCAGGCATCGGGCTTGGCATCGAAAACGTTGATGGTCAGTTGCAGAGCCAGTTTCTGGTGAGCGCTGACAGGTTCGCCGTGGTGAACAACATCAATGGGGTGCTTTCTTCGCCATTCACGGTGCTGAACGGCCAGGTTTTCATGCGTTCAGCCTTCATCCAGGACGGCACCATTACGAACGCCAAGATCGGCGAATACATCAGCTCTACCAACTACATCGCGGGTCAGCAGGGGTGGATTCTCAATAAGGACGGCACCTTTGAGATTAACGGTGTAGTGCCTGGCCAGGGCAGGTCGATCATGACCAATAGGTCTCTTCGTTTTTGGGACGTGAACAACGTAAAGCGAGTTCAGATTGGAGATCTAACCGAATGAGTCATGGCATGCGTATATGGGGGGCTACAGGCAACCTGCAAATCGATGAGAACTCATTCACTGTTAGGGTCGTCTATTCGGCAGTTGTGTCATCAGCCAGCGGTGGTAGAAGTCTCTCTATCACAATCGCTGGCGTTACTCCTGAAACACATTCAGCCGTTTGCATTCCTATTGGCGCATACCCTCAAGACCAAAACGCCCAAGACTATCGCGCAGTGCAATATGAGCCTCAGGTAGTTTCGGGTGGGGTGGTCGTTTGGTTTGGAAATAGAACTCAATCAAGCGGTGTTATTGGCTTGTCCCCTCAGCGCCTGCTTGTTATGAGGTATAGGTAATGTCTTATGGGTTCCAGTTTACCAATGCAAGCAATGTGGTGACGCTTGATTCTGAGTTCTCAAGGCTGGTCGTTCTTCAGACTGGTAGATACTCAAGTGGTGCCGCGTTTTCTCCAGCGATCGCAACCCAAGAGCCGCCGCTTGTATTTGTTCGGCCTGATGCGTCTTCAACTTTTCAGTACGCAACGATAAGCGGTACGCCAGGCAACTGGACCGGGTTCTCGTTCATAAGTGGTGGCGCTGGTAGCTACTTTTGTGCGGCCTTCAAGTCACTGCCCACAGCAACTTACGGGCTAAGGTTGTGGAGTGGGGCAGGGGATTTGCTTTTCGATAACAATACACCTTGCGCTCAGTTTACAAGAACCATATCTAGCTGGACTTACTTGGGGGCATCAAATACCGGCCAAGGGCTAATCCGTTGTAACTACACGGCGGTATCGCCCTTGGATACTGGTGACTACATGTTGATTAATAACATTGGCATGGATGTTGCCGGTTCGTCGAGGTCATCAAAGCTATATTGCACTTGGGAGTATAATAACAACCGCATACTCATGTTTGCTATTGGTGTTACCCCTAGTACTAATTTCTTTGTGCCTGTTGTCTTTGCTAAGCCTATATCTTGACTATTAATTTGGTCGATTTCCAAAACTGATTTATCAAACTTTTATCGTCTGGAGAAAAATATGGTATGGCAAAGGGCCGGGACAGTTTCTGTCCAAAACGGCAGCACAACCGTAACAGGTGTCAATGTTGATTTCGCCGCAACTTCCAGGGTGGGTGATTCCTTTATTGGGCCGGACGGCTGGAATTATGAGGTCTCCAACGTCGCAAGCGCTACGGTGATTTCAATTCTGCCGGCTTATAAGGGAGCCACTGTAAGTGGAGCGGCTTACGCCATCATGCCCGTGCAGGGATACCTCAAAGATTCCGCAGATCAATTGCGCGCCGCAACGAAAGCCCTCGGTGATATGCCGGTTAGCAAGCAGGATAAGAGCGAAAACCTGACTGCATTTTCAGGGCTTGCCGGCGCTGCTGACAGGCTTCCATATTTCACTGGGGAGGGAGCCCTTTCAGTTGCCGTGATCTCAGCTAAGTCTCGGGCACTCCTGGGGCGCACGGACACGGCTGGCATGCAGGCTGAACTCGCTCTGGTTCCAGTTTCAAGCAGCACGGATGTGACCTCTGGAAGATTGGTCACAGTCGGGTGGCTAGGGTTTGGGGCATCCCTTAGCCCGGCCTTGCCAGGGTCAAACGCTAACGTGGCCATACCCTCTGGACCAGTCTACGCCACACCAGCCACTTGGACTGGAAGTCCCTATGCAGGTACGGACGGACGTAACCAGGGGTATCTATCCGCAATAGTTTGGTCGGTAGGTAACTACATGATCCAGCGCTGGGTAGGCCTTGACCCATCATGGGGTAGCTATGAGCGACATTATGTAAACGGAGTATGGCGGACATGGACCCCTGTCTACAACGCCAACAATTCAAACCTTGATCCAACCAGTTCAACGCCCGGCTTAATGTCGTCCGCCTTGGTTGGTGGCTATTTAGTCAATCGTTACCTTAATGGTGAAGTTGAAATTAGAGGGGTTGCACCTTTAACACCTCAGGTGACGGCTGGTGAAATTAGAGTGCTTACAATTGCATTGCCAATCACGCTGGTTAATGGATCACTTGGGTTTTGTTTTTCATCCCTTACCCGAGTGCAGCCTCAACAGACATACGATTCGTACGGGGTAATTGCGGAGTACATGTCTGATCCATCTAACATTGGTATTGTCATAAGAAACGGTTCCACACCGCAAACATTCCAACCTACAATTAACGTTAAAGGTCGATGGAAATGAAAATTAAACTATTTCCCTTTCTGACAGATTGGTCCCTTGAGGCTTCAGTTAACGGTGATGTAATTACCATCAATGGCGAATCTATTGACCTGTCAGGTATTCCAGATGGTTTCAGATTGCCAGGGAGTGCAGTTGGCAACAAGTTCTTCCTCGGGGGTTCCGGCGACTATGTGGAGCGAATTGGTAAGACTTTGCACTTTACCTTACGCTTTCCTGTTCAGTGGGACAGTCCGCCGGAAGTAATGAACCCAATTGAGCCTATCGTGATTGATGCGCGTAGCGGTCCGGTTAAGTTTCCGGACACAAGGCCTCCAAAAGTGCCGACCCCAGAAGTCATCGAGTCAACTGAACAATCGGAGGCTCCAGAAGATGGTCGATCTGTCTAAGCTTGAGCCGGTGAAGACCGCCCAGGATATTACGGATCAGATTGATCTGGCCCGGGCGCGTGCTTACTTGAAAGAAACCAACTGGCACACTTTTGCCCTAGTCGAGGAGGGCACGCCAATACCGGAAGACGTGAAGGCCGCACGTATTGAAGCCAGAACTACTATTGCAAGGCTTGCTCGACCCGCTATCTGACACGCTTAGGAACACGGTAACCCGCCAATGAGCGGGTATTTTTTTGCCTGGAGAAAAGTATGCCGATCACCGAGCAGCAGTTGCTGCAGATACTCCCGAACGCCGGCCGCAATGCCGGCGTTTTCGTTCCCGCCCTGAATACAGCCATGAACCGCTACGGGATCGTTGGCACAGCCCGCGCCGCTGCGTTCATCGCTCAGATTGGGCATGAGTCCGGCCAGTTGCGCTATGTGCGCGAGATCTGGGGGCCAACGGCTCAGCAGCTTACGTACGAAGGCCGTGCCGACCTGGGCAACACCGTCAAGGGTGACGGTTCGAAGTATCGGGGGCGCGGACTGATCCAGATCACCGGGCGGGCGAACTACGCCGCCTGCGGTGAGGACTTGGGCCTGGACCTGATCAACAAACCTGAGCTGCTCGAGCTGCCCCAGCACGCGGCGATGTCGGCGGCCTGGTTCTGGTCGACGAAAGGCCTGAACACGCTGGCGGATCAGGGTGATTTCCCGAAGATCACGCGGCGTATTAACGGTGGACTCAATGGCCTGGAAGATCGCCTGCAATTGTGGGAGCGGGCGAAAAAGGTGCTGGCATGACGCCGGTGCAGAAGTTGGCCGGCCTGGTGCTGATCATCCTTGTGCTGATGGCCGGCGCCGCGGGCGTGACCTGGCAGGTGCAGGACTGGCGCATGGGAGAGAAGCTCGCCGAGCAGGCCGGCCTGCACCAGGATGACCTGGCCGCGATCCGCAATGCCGCCGCCGCCCAGGCCCGCGCAGAGCAGGACAAGCGCCTGGCCACCGAGCAGCAGCTCGCCACTCAGGACCAACAACACACCAAGGAATTATCCGATGCCCAGCGCAACCAGGCTCTCCTGCGTGACCGTCTTGCTACTGCTGATGTCCGGCTGTCAGTCCTCCTTGCCGAGGATCCAGCCAGTGGCTGCGACATGCCTGCCGCCCCCGGCGCCATCGGCGTGGTTCATGCAGCCCGTCGAGCCCAACTTGACCCAGCGCATGCTCAACGAATTATCGCCATCACCGACGCCGGTGACCAAGGACTGATCGCACTGCGTGCGTGCCAGGCGTATGTCCGGACAGTTGCGCCCTGAGACCGCTGAACTACTCTCTCGGAGTCGGTTCCTATTGCGAGCATTTGGTTTATTGAAGGGCGCCATGGATAAGAGGCTAGCTGGCCTTTCGTTTCTGCTGACTCTGGGCTGGGTTGCGGCGGTAGCGTTTGTGATGTGGTATTTCTCGGAACCTTAGCGCAGGGGGCGAATCAGCTCTGGCCCGTTGTTCCGCACGTTACCCACGGCCGTATCGACCTTGAACCATTCAAAGGCCTCGGCCGGCTCACCCTGATGCAGCACCATCTGCTCAGCGCGCTCCTTCGGTGTAGCTGGGTCCAGCCATTCCCGGGCCAGGTCCGGAGTCAGCACAACGGGTCGACGGTCGTGGATGTCCACCATGCCGCCGGCGCTGTCGGCGGTGATGATTACGAAGCCGTCATGTTCGCCCGGGCCTTCATCTGCATCGGGTAGTTGGCCGATTGCTGCACACAGCACCGGTGCGCCATCCCTGCGGCGGATCAGGTAGGGCTGCTTCTTGGGCCCACCCTCATCGACCCATTCAAACCAGTTATCGGCGGGCGTGATTGCCCGGTACGGCCAGATCGCCCGGAAGAACGGTCCGTGCGCTACCTTCTCCACGCGGGCATTGATCGGCGCGGCGCGGTCTTTCGCCCAGTGTGGCCGCCATCCCCAGCGCACGGAATCGGCGTGCAGCAGGTCACCCTGGATATGGAGGAGTGCGACCTGGGTGGAAGGGGCGACGTTATAGCGCTCAATGGGATGATCACCCACTGAGTTTGCCAGGGCATTGGGCATGCTCAATGCTGCAACGAAGTCGTGGATACCCCGATACTGTGAAAGTCTTCCGCACATGGTCATGCCCTCTGTCCTACTGAGCTTAGACAATCGTGGTCGGTCGAGACCTCAATTCATTTACGATCAGCCTGAGGTTATCGGCCTCGCGCTTGCTCACGATCGCTGACGAGGTGAGGTCGGAAATTTGCTTCCTCATCGCCGCAGCTTCACTACCACGTTGTCGGAGATAGCCGGCGAACTCATCTTTCTTCGCCCGGGCCTCATCTAGCATCGAGACCAAACCGAAGATGTCGGCGCGAGCTTTGCTGAGCAGCAAGTTCAGTTCATGGATTTCGTTCTCCAGCAGCAGGCAATGCTGTTGGTACATTTCCAGGGGCGAGGGGAGGCCGAGCCACTCACAGGTGTCTTCGTCGAGGTTCAT